GCACCATCTAAAGAATCAGCAAAGGTTTTTAACTTCCTTGCAGTTTCTTCCTCTGTTCCACCTGTTAAAGCAGCTTGGGCACTTCCTTGAATTCTCCGCATTCGAGATATATCATTTGCCCCAAAACCTTGTTGTCGAAAGTAGTCTCCTACTTCAGCTTCAACTTGGGTCTTGATACCAGACATTCTAGATGCCTCATTACTGACTTCTCGTTGTCGAGCAGTTCCTGTTGCGGGCGAACTTAATATTCTTGATTCAGATTCTTGAAATTGCTCTTGCAATCGTTTTATAGAATTAGTTAATTCGCGTGCATTAGTTTCAGATACAGCATTAGACTGTGTTTGTTGTCCACGAGCTGAACCGCCTCCCACGCTGGATGTGTCCGCAAATATATCAAGATTTTCAATAGCCATTTTTTTGTTTTTCCTCTATGTGCTTAATAATGTTTTTTTGAGCATCTTCTAACACCTCTTGTCTCGACACTTTCCGTTTTGCCGCACGATCATGCGCTTGTTCGAGATGACTTTCCCACATTTTGTTTGACTCTTCCTCAGATATAGAAGAATTCTCTCCTTCTGTCTGACTAACACTATTATCTAGTTTTATAGCTAAATGTGCGGACAAAAGATAGTATTGCATTGCTGTGAGATCTCGCACATTCCAAGGTAATCCGAATTTTTCCCAAACTCCAAATTTTATTTGCTCCCAAGATGTGCCAACGCTTTTTTTAATGCATCAAAATCCAATTCAACCTCTTGTTGAAAATCAATAAATTGTTGATACACTGGAAAAACAACCTCTTTGTAGAATTTTCCTACCTGCTTAATACTTTGTGTTAATGTCCAAAATGTCCCGTTTACTACTGTAATCTTTTGCTCATCATCAGTAATTACTATTTTCTTAACTACAATATCTAATGTTGCAATCATTCTTATTGCAGTTGTTAAAAAGATATTATCAACGTTCTGACCTTTAATCTCTTGTTCTCTCAAACTAATCTGCATATCCTCTTGTACAGTTGGCATATTTACTGTAAATGCAAGTTCAATTTTTTTCGATTCATCCTTATTATCTGTCAATGAAGCGGTAATAATTGCTGTGTGATCTGCACCCTTTTCGATTTTTGCTAGGTTTAATCCCGACTCAGTTGAACTTTGTTCAGTCTCTTCTTCTTTTTGTTCATTGTCTTGTACCTGCTCTTTTTCTTCTGGCATTTCTTCACCTCCTCTTTATTTTACTTTATTCTACGTAACTGGTGATCCTCTAAGTACTGAATCTTCAAGTGTTTTTGCAAAAATTTCAATTCCTTCCATAACAGCAACATTATCGGGAGAGATACTTATATTTCTTGACCCGACTTTGCAACCCCTCAAAAGAAATAAATCACTTCTGTTTGCCGTAAATATGTCGGCTAATCTTGATGTTTGATCGGCTAGTCCTTCTGGATATTGAACAATTGGATTTGATACTCGAATATCGAATTCAAATTGTGTAAATAAATCTCCAATGTTTGTATCACCTAAAAAAAGTTCTTTAACCGTATCGACAACATTTTTTGCTTTTTTATCTGTTATTTTATCTAATATCATTTCACCTGTTTTTAAAACAGTTCCAATTTTATTAAGGGTTTGGTTAAAAGCATCGGCACTTGAAGTGCCCTCATTTTCTTTACTTAATAATCCCTCAATTGAATCAAGTAACTGATTTACTGCTCTTTGATCACCAAAAAATGAATCCATTTCAACAAACGCTCTCTGTGCAGAAACTGTGTACTGCGCAACACCTTGAGTGTAATCTTGGATCGTGTGTTGATATAAATTCTTTACTGGCTGTAAATCATAGTTTGCTTGAATTGTTAAGTTTTGAAGATACCCAACTTCGTGTCCTAGAGGCATTTCAATGGAACAATTCTGAGCCGTAATTACAGATTGTATTCTCATTATATTTCCCTATTTCTAAACATCATCGTAATGTTTTGCATAACTACAATATTGTTAATTGTCACAGAAAAAGATCGTGCTGTTAAAACGCAATCTTTAAATTTAGCAAAAATAACTCCAGTGGGATTTAATAGTTCAATATCAAAGCTAACCACAAAAGTTGCTCTATCTTTTTGTACCCTTCCAGAAAAAAGGGATTCCATCCAATTATAAATTTGTTCCGCAGCTCTAAATGGGGGCTTAAGAGTCATAGACCCATCTTCGATTACATCTTCTATTGCATCTGCCATATTTGAATTTGGCACAAGACTAGGAGTTAATGTATCAAAGAATAAATCAGCATCTAACATGGCTCTTGCAGCCACTATTCTACCCGTTTGAGTTCCTGGAAGAAAAACGGCAGGTATATTAGACCCAATTTGATCTATTTGCCTTACTTTAAAATCTTCTTCAATTGTAATTTCTTGGAGTGTTCCAATTTCTTTACCATCAAAGACGATTCGTGCAGTTAGTGCAGTTAAGGGACTTCCTATTATTCCTGGAGACATTCAACCACCCTTTTTATTTCTGAAAAACATTGGACTATGCTTATTTTTTTAATAACATCTTGACACATTAAGTTAACATCTGGAAATTTATTTTTAAATTCTTCCATATTAATATTATGTGTTTTTACATGCCTATATGAAATTTGCTTCAATTTTTTTTTGCATATTGGACATTCTACATATGACGATATTATTCCTGGCATATATCCCCTCGTTTAAGTTCTAGGAACGGGGCAGAATAAATATCTACCCCAGTTCCATTAATTTTTTGTGTACTTACTACCCTGATGGTAATGCTTTATCTAACTCGACAGCTCTGTTTGAATCTGTCGCAATTTTTTTCTTTCTAGCAAGCATTGTAATGTCACTCATTACAATAACTCCACCAACATCGAGAGATGCTCTTCGAGTATTCAAAGAACAATCTTCAAATGTAAATAATGGATCTCCTGCTGAGTTTTGAATTTGAACATCAAAGTATAAACTAACGATTTTGTCTCCTAAGTCAAGACCTCCACCTCCTGCAAGAACAGCAGCTACTAAATCTGCTGGTGTTACTGTTGCTGCAGTTAGCGCATCTTGGTCAGTTGAATTGGGACCTCTACCAACGAAAGGAGTTTTATCCTCAAAATCGCCTTGCTTCATTGTATACAGTAAATCTAAAATTAAATCTGTTTCCAATAATGCGCGTCTTGCTGTTAGATCAAATTGAGACACACCCGGAACATGAATTACATCTACCCCATTACCAATAGAGCTTAGTCTCCGATAATTGTTATTTTCGTTCCACGAAAGTGATTGTAATTCACCAACGGGCTGTCCAAAAAACATTAAATTCGCTGTAATTGCCGTGAACGGTGAGCCTATTAAGTTTGCCATTTTCTACCTCCTTTTCGTTTATAGAACGTTCACAAGTTCTGTTGTAACAAAAATCCAGTTGATTGGATTAATCGGAGCAACTTGATAATTAACAAAGAATACTTTTGGATTATTTACGTCTTTTATAACTCTAATATTCCTATACCCTACAATTATCTCAGACTCCTTTAACCTTCCTAAAATAGAAGCTGCAGTTGCTTGGATTTGGCTTTCAACACCAAACACCCCTTTCTTCCCGATATACGTTGATTCTAAGATTGATCTAATATTACTATTAATATAATCCTTAATCCTTAAAATACTGTATTCTTTGAAAGAATCTTCAACTGCTTCTGATACATCTTGAACTGTTGTAATTCCTCTCACAATTCTTCGTCCTTGAGGTACTTCTTCAATTGTAAGAACCCCATACTTTACTAAAGTATCTTTGTCCGATGCAGAATATTTTGTTGATATTGCAGTCGAACTAATTGTTTGGTATGTAAGTGGTGTTGCAACATCGACTCCTGCTACTCTACCGACAATTTTTGCCGCAGTAAAAGCACCAGATTTTTCATCCGTTCCCGGAGCAACTAATACCATTCTATCTGAATTCATTGAGTGCGCTCTCCAAACAAGTGAATCTGCTGTTGAGGTATCTCCGACTGGATCGTCTTCGTCTGCTCCAACAATCGCTGTTCTCTCTAACTTTTGGTTAGAATAAGTTTCAACGTGCGTTTGAAATAAAGCATGAACAGTTGCATCGGTTGCACCTGCTGGATGCATAATATTTACAAACTCTGTAGCGTATAAATCTAATCCAGTACTCCAATCTGCTAAAACTAGTGGATCTCCGTCAACTCCTCCTGTTAAAAATGAAAACCCGATGTTAGATGGTGTTGCACCGCTCACCGTTGCTGTCATTGTTATAAGAGTTGAAGCGTCAACTCCTGAGACATCCCCATTAAAATAATCAGTAATGTCTTGAACCGTAGCTAAATTATCCCCTGTTTCTAATGTTGTTCTATTTGTTGCATCATCAAAAAACTGAATGGTTACTTTCTTCCCACTAACCGAACCATCCTCAATCTTAACTTTTATGTCATTAACATATTCGCCAAAGTCGTTAGATGTTACGCTAAGAACATCTGCACTCGCAGCGTTTTGCAAAGTTAATACACCTTGCTCTGCCGTTCCAACACGAGTTAAGTAAATAACTTGTGCTCCATGTTGCCATGCCGCTTCCGCAGCATCAAGTAAATCTCCTGACCTAAAAGTTGATTTCGCATCCAATGGGTCTGTAAATCTGGTAACTTGATTTGATTCTCCTCCAGTAGCAGAACCGAGCATTGCTACAACTCCACCTGGAGCTAAAGCCACTGAAGTTAATCCTGAAACATCAGTTTTAACTGCAACTTGTGG